AATTTTAAAATAACACCTACATTAATAAGTTGGGGAATAGATACTGAACATAAAGCAGCAACAACATTATTTGATAGATTATGTTTAAGCGTATATAATATGCATCAAGAAAATATTGTTCATAATGATTTAAATTCAGGTAATATATTAGTTAATTTAGATACAATGGACTTACGTATTATTGATTTTGGTTTTTCAAGATGTTATGGTGACTATAAAAGACACGGTATTTGTAAAAAAATGGATGAAAAATTAAAATATGAATATCCACAAGGTTATTCTGGTGGATATACACAAATGGCGCCATGGAGAAGTAAAAACTGTAATATAGGTGGTTGTACCTTTTTAGATCTAAAAAGAGGAGATTATTGGGCAATATTTATGTTATTTAATAATATATTTAAACTTGATTTAGAACAGTACGGTAAAGAAATAACATCTGATAAATTCTCAAAAGATATACCTTCAATCTATAGTAAAATAACAGGTGATACTTTACCTGATTATTTAATACTAGATATTAATTAATTAAATTTCTTTGTTTTCATATTTTTTTATAAAATCATTAATTTCACAATTTAATTCTAATACTTTCATTTCTATTACCCATGAATATCTTTTTACAGGTAATTTCCGTAATTTAGTAATATTTTTTAAAAGAGATAAAAAAATATTATCTACTAACATCATCTATAATATACTATTAATTATTCTATAAATATTAAGGATTATTATTAATATTATTATTGATATTATTATTATTAATATCATTATTAATAATATGATTAATCAGTTCTTGTTGATTGTTGATGAGATTATTAATGATATTAATATTGTCATTATTGTTATTGAGATTGTGAATGCTTAACATAATAAGATTAAACATATTTAGGATTGTGTTTGTATCTTCTTGATTCATGTAGTTATTTGTAATAATTGTTTCCATTTGTTGATGAACACGATTGAGATTATTTTGAATGTGTATTAGTGCTTGGTTATTATCCATATTTTATTTGATATGTATTTAGTATTTAAATAATTAAAAAAATTGATTTCAAATTTAAATTTGAAAATATTATGAAAGAATACTTAAATATAAAATACGATAAATAATTGATATAAGAATAATATGGTAAAATTTATGCTTGCGAAAGAATATACTAAGGAAATGAAAGTTCCACGTGGATTAACAGATTATAATCCACCTATTAATTGGTTATTATCTGAAAAGTATGATGGATATCGTGCTCGTTGGATACCGGATAAACAAGTATTTCTTTCAAGAAATCAGAAAGTATTTAATGCTCCACAATGGTTTAAAGATTGTATGCCGAATGTTAATTTGGACGGTGAATTATTTGCTGGTAGAGAAAACTTTCAAGATATGGGTGTTGTAAGAAAGAAAATACCAATTGATGAAGAATGGATTAATATTAAATATGTTGTATATGATTTACCAGAAGATAATAATGCATTTAAAAATAGAATTAAAAATCTTAAACAAATTGTTAATAAATGTAATATTAATTGGAATAAATTTAAAGTAGAATATCCTGATCCATTTAATAATATTGATTGTCCAGTGGTATATACTGAACAAATTAAAATTAAATCATTAAAACATTTAGATACTATTTATAAAGAAGTTTTAAAAAATGGTGGAGAAGGAGTAATGATTAAGGATCCAGAATCTCAATATGAAGATAAGAGATCTAATTATATGTTAAAATATAAACCTTGTTTTGATGCTGAAGCAGTAATAATTGATTATAAGGATGGTATGGGGAAATATGAGGGTATGCTTGGTGGATTTGTATGTAAACCATTAATAAGTTATGGTAATTATTCCATACAAGATACAGATGAATCCCATATATTTAGTATTTCAGGAATGGATGATGATATTAGGGATAATTATTTGGAGAGTCATCCAGTAGGAACAGTAGTTACTTATGAATATTCTGGTAAGACAGATTCTGGTAAACCAAGATTTCCTAGATATATTAGAATTAGAGATGATATTGAAATTAAAGAAGATGAAGGTTCTAGTGATAAGAAAGATTTAATTGTAGATATCTTTAGTTCATTAGGTAATTTTGAGAAAGCAAATGGAGAAGGATTTAAAGCAAATGCATATTTTAAAGTTATTCCTCATATTAAGAATATTCAAAGTGATAGTGGATTAACAACAGAAAATTTAAAAAATATTAAAGGATTAGGCAAAAATTTATTAGCAAAAATTCAAGAAATAATTGAAACAGGTAGTTGTCAAGCATATGATAGGATAAAGGATTATAATGATATTAGACAACTATTTATGGGAATTCATGGTATTGGACCTAAGAATGCTAATGAATTAGTTAAAGCAGGATTTAAATCTATTGAAGATTTAAGAAATTGTGGAAATATTGAAAATCATTTAAATAATGTTCAAATGAAAGGATTAGAATATTATGAAGATTTACAACTTAGAATTCCTAGAGAAGAAATAGTATCACATGAAAAACATTTAAAATATATATTAAAATTATGTGATATACCAATAGGAACTGTTCATTTTACAATTGCTGGTTCATATAGAAGAGGTAAAGTAGATAGTGGAGATATTGATGTATTATTTAGTTCTAAGAATAAAAAGAAATATGAAGAATTTATTAATAAATTAAATGAAAGTAAATATTTAGTAGAAGATTTAGCAAAGGGACCGAAGAAATATAATGGTATATGTAGATATGGTAAAAATCCTTGCAGAAGAATTGATATAATGTATACTAAACCGGAAGAATATCCATTTGCTATATTATATTTCACAGGATCTATGGAATTTAATACAAAAATGAGAAAAGATTTATTAGAGAAAGGATTATCATTAAATGAATATTCATTAAAGGATAATGAAACGAAAAAAGTAGTTAATCATAAATTTATAAAAGAAGAAGATATATTTGAATATTTAGATATGGAATATGTTCATCCTTGTGATAGATAAGTTAAATATCTTTATTTGATAATAAATATTTTATAATTTAATTTTTTTAGATTTTAATTTTTTTAATTTTTTTAGATTTAAATTTTTTAATTTTTTTAGATTTAAATTTTTTAATTTTTTTAGATTTAAATTTTTTAATTTTTTTAGATTTTAATTTTTTAATTTTTTTAGATTTAAATTTTTTAATTTTTTTAGATTTTAATTTTTTGGATTTTTTAGATTTATTTTTTTTGGATTTTTTAGATCCTTTTTTTTTGGATTTTTTGGATCCTTTTTTTTTAGGAGATTTAGATATATAATATCCGGTAGTAGCGACAGCAGCAACAGGTAAGACGATGGGTGCTATAGCAGGATTAACAGCAGCAGCTAAACATGGAATACAAGGAGCTACCATATATATAATATGTTATATTTAAATATAAATAATATATTTAATAATAAATATGGGGAATACACCATCATCAACGAATTCGCACGCTGATTTATATGAGCAATATTTAAATGAGCAAAAGAGGATAATAGCGGCACAACAAGAGCAAATAAATAATTTAACACATATGAATTTAAATAATAATCCTGTGAATCAACCACATAGGATACCGTCGAATGTATATTTACAGAGTATGCCAATACAGAAACCGCAGAATACATATACGAATGATTCATTTCAGCAAGCATTACCACAGATAGATTATGATAAAATGCCACAAGTTAAGTCACAGAAAGAGAAATTAAATCCATATAAAATATTAAATATATCTAAACAGTTTGATGAAAAATCATTAAAAAAGGCGTATTTAAAGAAGGCATTAATAACACATCCGGATAGAGGAGGATCAGCAGTTGAGTTTCAGCAAGTATCTATAGCATATACATTATTATTAAAGAAATTGAATGATATGAATAATAATCATCAACATAATGATTTAAGAAATAATAGTAGAGAGTATAGTCAAAATCAATCACAAAATAATTTAAGAAATGTAAATATGACGGATAATTTTGATGTAAATATGTTTAATAAGATATATGATGAAAATAAATTAGATGATGTATATGATAGAGGATATGGAGATTGGATGAAGAAAGAAAATAATAATTTAAAGCAACCTAAAATGTTTAATAAATCATTTAATAAGGATTTATTTAATCATGAGTTTGATAAATATAAAGTAGAACAACAAAAAAAATTAGGTTCACAAATAATTAAATATGAGGAACCACAAGTGGATATATCTATGAGAGGAAAAGATTCATTAATGGTTTTGGGTCAAAATAATGTTGCTGATTTCAGTGGAACATCGGAGGGAGGTTTAAATTTTAGAGATTACAAGGACGCTTTTACTAATTCTTGTTTAATAGATACTGGTTCTATGGATTTAAATGGAAGAGAAAATAGTATACAAGGTGTAGAAAGATCCAGATCTAATATATCATATCAAATGTCAGAACAGGATTTAAGAAGTCAACATTTAAGAAATTCTAGGAGAGAACAAGAAGAACAAGATAGAATACATAGATTAAATCAACAAGATAATAGAGCGTTTACTATGTATGACAAGATACATTCAAGATTGATAGGTAGTTAATATTTATTTACCAGAAACCATACCTCTACTATTAATATAATTTCGTTGTTCTTCGGTAGTGCATACACAACCAGTGGATGTAGAAAAGGTGGAAGGACAACATTCAGGACTAGATTTATTTCTGTATAACATGAATAGATTTTGGTCATCACCTTCTACACCGGTAATTGAGGGACCCATACCGGAATGAACAGTTTTATCACATTTTAATGGTAATTCGGAACCTTGATATACACATAATTCATCTTTACTTGCTAAAGATACATTATTTTGTTTAACATATTTAGAAACAGGGTTATCTAATGTAAGAACTAATCCATCATATGGACCCATTTGGTAACCAGATGCGACTATAAAATGTTGTTGATTATATCCTTTAGGGGCATTATTATTATTAGATAATTTAGAATTGTTATTAGATAATTTAGAATTGTTATTATTATTAGATAATTTAGAATTATTATTATTGGATAATTTAGAATTGTTGTTGGAATTTTGTCCTTCGATAATATTTTTAGCATTACATAGTATTAGGATAGCGATGACAGTTAATAAGATTAATAATATATTATTTTTTCTAAATTTATATGCGAGACCTAAATAACAGATTAGAACAAGAATAGTAATAATTTGAATCATATTATATAAATAATAAATATTTTATTTTAAATTAAATTAAATATATTATTTAAATATAATTTAATAAAATTATATTAAAATGGATGAATATACTTTAAAGAATAAATGGGTATTATGGTTTCATTCATTAAAAAATTCTAATTGGGATAATAAATCATATATAAAAGTGATTGAAATAAAGACATTATTAGATTATAAATTATTATATGATGTACTAAGGATAAATCATTTACAAAATGGTATGTTTTTTTTAATGAAAAATGATATATTTCCAACATGGGAGGATCCTAAGAATAGATTGGGGGGTTGTATATCATTTAAATATGATAATAATATATTAAAAGAGTGGTTAAAGATATTATTGTTATGTATTACAGATAATTTATCAACAAAGAAGAATATAAATGAGATAAATGGATTATCTATATCACCAAAGAAAGAATTTAATATTATAAAAGTATGGATAAAGGATGATTCTAAAGATTATAAAAAGATAATAAAAACATATGAACCTTTTATTATATTAGATAAAAGTATCTATAAGAAACATGAATTGAGTTATTAAGATTTTTTAATATTGTATTATATTTTAAATTAATCATTGATATTGCTGATGGGTGCTAAACATAATTTGATATTACCGATACTGGCAATATTATATTTAATGATTAAAGGGTAATCATTTTTGATATAAATATTGATAATATTACATAGATTGGTGCATTTAGTGAATAGGATTAAATATTTAAGAGAATACATACCTTGTATAGGATATTCGGATGTTTTACAAGAAGTGAATTGAACACCGTTATCGGTTTCACCTAAGATGGTTTCTTGAGAAGCAAAGTCTCCATTACAAGATAACATTAATTTATTGCCGATACTTTTAATTTCAATTTTTTCAGAGATGTTGATCATATCTCTAATAATTTTTTGGAAATCGTTAGATGGGAATGTTAATTCTGTATCAAATTCGGCAGGAGGGATATTGATATCTTTTTCTTCAATATCTAATAGATTTAGTTTGTAGGTAGTTTGAGATTTTTTTTCTTCATTCATAATTTTGATACCTAATTCATTTTCATTATTTTTTTCCATAAATAGTGTTAATGTATCATTATTGGACATAGTTTTAATGAGTTTATAAAGATTTAATAAGTTTAATCCGATATTAATTTTTTTAGAGCAAAAAAAATATTCGAATTTATCTTCGAATAGTTTCATATGAACTAAGACGTTAGCAGTAGAATCCATAGCTATTAATTTAATGCCGGATTCAGTTATAGTAAAATTAGCATCAGTAAGGATTTCTTTTAATGATTCTATAAGGATTCGGATGGCACCGGTTTGGACAGTTTTAATATTAAAAATGTAATTTTCTTCAGACATAATTATATATTATAATATTTTTTCTCTTTAAATATTAAAACGAGGTGCTATAGACATAGTTTGTAATTCTTGCATAAGTAATTTACAAGAATATGGTATATTAACTTTATGGATGTTGCTGTAATTGTTACAACTTTTACATTCATAAATATTTTTATCTTTATTGGCGGCAGCAATTAGACCACATTTATTACAAATGAATACGCTAAAATCGTCTGATAATTTAATCATTCTTTCATATAAGAAGTGTGAGGCACCGTGAGCAATCATACAATCACGTTCCATTTCACCAAATCTTAATCCACCGTATGAAGCTCTACCTTCAGAAGGTTGTCTAGTGGCAGATACGATAGGTCCGGTGGATCTTGAATGAATTTTATCACTGGACATATGTTTTAATCTTTGATAATATGTAGTACCCATAAATATATTAGTATGTAATTGTTCACCTGTTTTACCATTATATAATATTTCATTACCATGTTTATCAAAATTATAATGAGTTAATATTTTTTCTATATTTCTAACATTAACTTTATCAAATGCGGTTCCATTACCTAAATTACCAGTTATACAACAAGCTTTACCTAATATTGTTTCAAATAATTGAGCAATTGTCATTCTACTAGGGACAGCATGAGGATTAATTATAATATCAGGAACAATACCTTCATTAGTAAAAGGCATATCTTCTTGATCATAAATCATACCTATAGTTCCTTTTTGTCCGTGTCTAGAAGATACTTTATCACCTATATTTGGATATCTATGTTCTCTAATTTTTACTTTACATATTTTGTATCCTTCTGAATTATTATTAACATAATGACTATCAGTGAATCCTTTTTCATTTTTTCTTACTGATGTGCTACTATCAATATATTTATATTTATCTTCTTTATTTTTATTAGGAATTACTTTACCGATAATGATATCATTATCATTAACAGGGATATTTTTATCGATAAATCCATTACCATTAATTTTTTCATAATTATATGGTTTAGGGAATAATAGATTAGATTTTTCAGTTTTCATAAATTTTTCTTCTTCACCAGATATTTGATTTTTCTTTTCTTCATCTTTATAAGTTCTATAAAATGTTGAATTAAATAAACCTCTATTTAATGCATTTCTATTAAATATAACAGAATCTTCTTGATTATAACCTGTCCAAGTAGCAATAGCAATAACTACATTAATACCACTAGGTAATTTATTAAGATTTAAATATTTAGATATTTTAGTATCTACTAATGGTTTTTGTGGATATGATAATATGTTAGTGAATGT